TTAAAAAAACTTTATACAACTATGAAAATGTAATATATGTTCAATGGTTTTTTAATTATATATATTATAATAATACATATGACATATACATTATTGAATAACGATGGTTCAACAATTGTTACAATTACACAACTTGAAACGTCGCCTTTAGTTAGTATTTTAGATTATGAAAATTCAGATATTACAAATTCTTCAAGATTTGATTTAGAAGATGTATCAAAATCAATATTTTCTTTATCAATGGATGATTCAGGTAATGTTTTAGCGGTTGGTGTTCCATTTACAACAACGAGTAAAGGTTACGTAAATATATATAGAAGGGGTAATAATACGTGGGAACTTCATACTACTTTACAATATAATTCGGATATAACAAATACATTTGGTTATAGTATTGATATGACACCTGATGGTGGATTAATTATTATAGGTATTCCAACATATGGTTCAAACACGGATGGAGTAGCACACGTATATGGTTATGTAAATAATGTTTATGTTTTACTTAAAGTATTGAAAAATAATAGTAATGGAACAAATTATGGTTCTCTCGTACATATAGATGAAACCGGAACAAAGTATACTATTCTTACGAAAGAGATGGTTGATTTAATAAATGATGGATTAACTAATGTTGAAGACGCACCACAGGTTTTAGATGAAGAACCATTACGACGCACTGATGGTACTTGGGGTAAAACAAGTAATAATATTAATTTTGTTATATCAGCGTTTAATGATATTGTAACAATGGATGTATGTGCTAACTTATTTGATTTAACGGAGGAAGATTTCTCACGGTTTGATATTGAAGAAGCAGATATCGCTGTCATTTATGAGATATCTTTGGAAAGTATGAAAAATACATTTTCTTTTATTACAGATTCAAGTGATATTGATGGTGGACAGATTATTGACGGTCATACAAATGAGAATACAGATTTAGATATTATTTATGATATATGTTCTGATAGTTTTCCTATAATTAATTTTGCACATGCTTCAACAAAGATACCATCTAATTATGAAAATAGTTCATTCTTATCAAACTTAACAGATGAACCCTATGGTGTTCATTATATGTTAAAGCGTTCTTTATTAAAGCATGAATATATACGATATTTATCTGCTTCTTTATTCAATACGATTCACGGCGTTGATTTATTCAAAAACGAACAGGAAGTAAAGAATAATCTCGTTGTTTTAGGAAATAATGTATTGAATAATATAAAAACAGATTTATCAAACGCTAATTTAAATAGTAATTTAGATAAAGAAAGTTCTAATATAGGTCGTGAAATAATATTACAAATTATGAAAAATGATAGAAACAGATTTAGTAATTTAACGATTTCAGAGAATGGTTCAATACAATTCCCTTTTAAAGAAAATGATACATTTATATTTAATGTATCGATAGAAGCACCAAATAAACAAAATGAATTAACAGGTGTAAACAAAATACCTATTAGAACATATAGAATTATTTTAGTTTTAAAAGAAAATCCAAAAAATATTGTACCAAATGATTTAATTGATATAAATGGTGATTTAGTAAACAATGTAGATTATAAAGAAAATCCAATAAATTTAACAATACCTTCTAATACATATCCTGCTTCATAACCAAGGCATATATTGATTTATATCTTCATCAATTTTAACAATTTTACGTATATCATTAATTGTGATTGACTTCATTTTATAAGCGTAATATGCTAAAATGATTGAACTAATACTTTCAATACACATAAAATCAGTTGCTTCTAAAATATCTTTTCTTTCATCATCATTTAAGTTATCAATAATATCGTATAATTCTTTTGAAATAACATCTTCTAAAGGTTGTTTAATATTAGTAATAATTTTTAATTCATAATTACATATTTTAAGAATTGTATCTAAAGTTTTTGATGATACATTTGATAATTCTAAAAACTGTGTTTCATTACTCTCGTGTTCTTGAATAATATCAGCAATTGTTTGAATATATAATGAATATTTAATTAGATTTGAACAATCACAAGATACATATTTATCATCTTTACAATGAAATTTTATATTCATATCAGTTTTATTATAAATACTAATATTTTATAATAAAACATTCAATTTTTATTTAATATTTCTTTATAATTTATAACTTCTGTTGGAGAAAATGTAGTCAATAAGAATAATATATTAAACCATATTAAATAATTGATATATGTTATGATTGGAATACCAGCAAAATTTCCAATAACTGGTACTAAAATATCTAATAAAATAACAAATAAAAATCCATAAATATTCATTATAATTATACTAATGAAGATATTTTAGAATATTCTTGTTGTATATATTGAGGAGATTTTTCACATTCAACAGAAGATAGTCCCATACTTGTAATAGATGTTGTAAAAAATCCAGTAAATAGGTATAATAATATACGTGATATTTCATATTTGGATTGAACGATACTTCTTAATCTGGATTTATTTTCTTCAAATGCTTTTATACTCGGTTTTCCTGTTCTTTCATCTATGGGTTGTTTATTCCATAAATGGTCTAATGCGTTCATTGCATCATCAAAGTTCCAAGGTGTAAATGTATTTACTAATAATGACTGGTCTTTATAGATTGTTGTAAGAATATCATCAATACCTTGTCCTTTTCCTTTCATCATAGAGAGAAACACAGTATTAACATCTCTTAATCTTGCTACCATATATCCAAATGTATTTGCAAAAGGTTGTTTAATAATAGGGAACACCTCAAGAACAATAATCATAGACCCGAAAATAAGCGTCCAAGGTATTAAAACAGATTTTAATACATTTAAACTTTGAACTTCACCACATAACTGTTTACTTTGAAATAATCCAATAGTAAATTGAATGATTAAAACAACAATGAAATATATACCTGTTATTATTTTTTCATTTGTATAAAGAAAGTATAATGCGATTGTATAAGCAATCGTAATCCCTAAAAATATAAGAAATGAAAGTAATGAATTATTCATACTATAATTTTAAATTAGATATTAAAAATATATATTTATTAAGAACTTAAAATCATTAGAATATGAATGTAAATGGGTCAACACATCCTGATGGAGAACCTTTAGAAGGTTGGACGTATACAATGGAAGCAGGTATAATTCAAGAAACAGTTGAAGAAGAAAATCTATCAAGTCATAGTAGCGAACANCCACAAAATTCATTAAAGTATCATTATTATCTTGGACAAATGTTTCGTATATTAGCGTCTTCATATGTTTCAATATTTATTGTAAATTGGGTAGATGGTTGGATGTTAAAAGTTCCATATATCAATAATTATACACAATTTATTTATGCAAACACAACTACACAAAATGTTACAGAAACAATGGTCTTACGTTATTCACCAATAATGTTTTTGTATCAATTCATATTCTTGATAATGATTTTTACAGAAACAATTATATTATTAAATAATTTTTTGTATTGTTTTATTCGTTATCCTGTAACATGTTTATGTCAATTATCTATCATTCCTTTTGTATATTCTTTAAGTTCTTCAATAATATTATTCAATAATGAATATAAAGAATATTATTTAGAACCTTCATTTATAGAAACTGAACCGAATGTTCTCTCAAGAAATACGATGTATATTAATGGTTCTATTTATGTATTTCCATACCCATCATTTGAAGATTATGAACCTCAATTATTAATGGAACGATTATTATATCGTGTAGGAATACAACAATGGACGATATGTTTAATGAGTTTATGCATGTTTACTTGTATAATATCGTATTGCGGATGTTTGTTAAAAGAAAAATATGAATACAATATAGAACGTGTTCTTCAAAATAATTTACATTTAACCAGAAAACAAGAAAATGAGAACACAATTAATTGATGATGGAACACGATTATACTTATATCAAAAATTACGTGATTGTAAAGAAAAGAGGGTTACGTATTATAATTATATTTTTAATTTAGGATTATTTTTATCTCTTATTATTACTGTTGGTGTTATATTATATTATGCTCGTAAATATAAAATAAAAAAACAAAATGAACCAGATGACAACGAAGAATTACGAATTCGTCAGCGTTTATTTAAAATAGCACATAAATATCAGCAACAGCGTATAACACCCTTTACAGAAACTTCATTACGTGCTCATATTATATAAATTATTATTATGAATATATATAATATGGATGATTATTACAATAATTTAAGTAAGTGGTTAGATTTAAAACGTAAATATGATAAAGGTCGTAAACGATGTTTGATTTGTTCTAAAAATGTACCAATGACATTTAAACAAACGAAAGATGAATATGACGCTTCTTGTGACGCGGGTTGTAGTTTTCGTTTAAAAAAACCTCTATATGGGACATTTAAACAATATCTATATAATTTAAAATATCAATTAAGAGATATTATAATACAAATAGAACAATTAAAACTGGATTATGTATATGAGCGTATTGATGTTGAAACATTAAATCACGAATTTGAACCATTAAAAAATAAATATGAACAAATATTTTTATGGATATCCGTTTTAGAAAAAAAATATTTAAAACAATCACAAATTTATGAAATTAAAGAAACATATAATAAATCTCAAGAACTTATTCAATCATACGTTCATAATATACGTGAGTCAATCCAAGAAAAAAAATATAACGAGGCATCCCTGATATTTAAAGAACGTGTATTAGAGATGTTTAATCAAATATATGAGTGTTATTCATATCAATTAATTGAAAAAGAAAATAAAAACCAGTATCATTATAAAAAACAGTGGAAATATGACACAATACAAAGAGGATTATTCTTATTAAATTCACAAGATGACCTTCCACGTGTCATTGAGTTTAAAAAGTCTTCTTAATAATATATAAAATGAAATTATACGAATATATTGATATACCATTTTTCACAATAAGTATTGTTATTGGTTTTATAATGGTTTATACAATGACTAAAAACAATAAACGTAAAATTGTTGTATTTCCAACACCTGAAAATGTAGATTATATTCAATACCAACACGAAAATGGAATGTGTTTCTCTCCAGAACCAGTTAAAACAAAATGTTCTGTTGATACAAAAGATTATTCTTCTAATATTATAGTATAAATATGGATTTATTAAAATTGATAAAAACAAAAACAGGTAGACGTGTTATATCTATACTTTTAGGATTAGGATTTGCGTCATTATTTTATCAAAAATGTAAAGATAAAACTTGTATAGATTTTGTTTCACCTACGCCAGAACAATTAAAAAATTCTTATGAATTTAATAATCAATGTTATGAATTTCGTTTAAAAGCGGAGTATTGTGACCCGAATAAGAATAAAGTTCTTATTCGTCATAATGAATTTTAATTTTTCTTTTTAATGATTATATGACAGAGTTAAATACAGTTTATGGTGATATGAACCAAATAACAAATCAACAACAGAATACAAATAATGAAAAAAATAATACATTATCTGTTCCTGATGGTGTTAAAGTATCAGATGATGTTAAAAAGTTCTTAACATCTCAAGACCCCAAGAAACCTCCACGTTCAGAAAATATAAAACAAAAACCAATATATAATCCAAAAGTAGAAATGAAAGAACAACCGCCCGTTCAAGAACCGATGCCTCCACCTATTCAATCCACACAAGAGAGAAATATTAAAGAAATGGATGATAAAACACCACTTCCTCAACAACACGTACCGGTTCAAACAATACAACATCAAATGGATGAACAAATACAACCGACATATATACCACAACAACCACAATTTATTCCTCAACCTATTCCTCCACAAGTTCATCATAAAGACGCTACTGAAGAATTATATGAATCACTACAAGTTCCATTAATAGTCGGCGTGTTATTCTTTATTCTTCAATTACCATGGGTTAATTCATTTTTATATCAATCATTTCCATCATTATTCACACAACAGAATAAACCTACACTTTTGTGTTTAACTTTAAAATCAATCATATTTAGTGTTATTTTCTATATATTTACATACATTTTACAAAAATAAAATTAAAGGATTATTCTTATATATCTATATTATGGGAACTTATAACCAATTTAAAGAGATGATGAAACGTTACAATACATTGAAACATATTCGTAAAGAAATTATAAAATATGAGAATGAGTATGGAAGACGGTTTAACGATTATCGTTTACATTATTCAGACCAATCAGTAGATGATTTTGAATATTATTCACCACAACGTGAAAAAATGTTGCGTCGTATGGCATCAACAAAACAATATCTTGATTATCTTGTTAAAAAAGAGCGTCGTATTCGTTCTATTTTGTAATTATTTTTTAAAATAGATTATAATGAACTGGGGACAAAATAAAAAAATATTAATAGAATTAATTGAAGAATTATTTAATCCAGAAGATTTATTTATGGTTAAACAATATATTCATAGGTTACTTACAGATATGGAGAGAATATATCGTTATAAATTACAAACTGATGATGATTATTTACAAATGAATAAAAAAATATTATACGATATTCATCAACAAATTAATATGGTGTCATCACAACAATTACAAAATGAAGTTATTCATCCTATTATAAAACCTTTAAAATCTGAATTAAATACGATGAAAAAATATGAAGATATGAAAACACAATATTATGACGCGTTAACTGTAAAACCACCACCACGACCTAATTTTGAAGAACCATTACAACCTCAATCTAAATACGCTTATTTAAAAGATAAAATATTAAAAAAAAAGATGATTAAAGAGCATTTTTCTAAAGAATTGGAAACTATACCTGAAGTAGATATTGAAAGTGATGAGTTAGAAACGAGTAATTCAATAGATAAGAAGTTGGAGCAATTAATGATAGAACGTCAGAATATATAGATTACACCATCTTTATAAGTGCCGATTGTTTTTATATGTTCAACTTCATTTATAACATCAATATGTTCATAAACATTATTATTTTTATCAACATAGTATTGTATTCCTTTAAATTCTATTTTATGGATAATAATTTTATTTCTTTTAAGATGTGGGTTTGTATGTTTATTCTTTTGATGAGTTCCACAGAATTCACTATTTTCTTTTGATTTTCTTGAACATTGTATACCTTTATGTGTATACGCTTTACAAAGCATGATAGAATGATTAAAACTTATGTTCGTTTATATGAATAAATCAATTTTTTATAGTATATATAGTATAATGGATAATAATATTGAAGAAAAATCATTATATAAGCATTATTATGATACAATTCGTGAAAAAATTCCTTCAGATATACCTTCTGATTTATCTTCGTCTTTTATAACAAATTTATATAATTATTTTACAAAACTTTCTAAACCAAATGAAAAAAATATATAATTATTATATAATGTTTTCGTCATTATATAATAGAATTACTGATTACTTATATAATAAGCATATAACAACGAATACTAAAATTGTTGAATTAGTTTCAATATACCATTAGATGTTTTAACAATTACAAAGTGTTTATTTAGTGTAATATTAAATTTAGTTTTTTTTGAATATTTAATATGATTTATAATATTTTGAAACGATTTATTAGATGGTCTATATGGAAGTTTAAAATAAAACCATAAATCAATCCAGAATGATATATTATCATAATAGTTTTTAAATGTTGTATCATTAATTGGTATATTCAGGGTTGTTTTATCCAATGTATTGAACCACTTATAAATCTGTTGTTTATAAATCTTTGAGTGGTTAATACTCTGTTTTATAAACGTATACATACCTTCAATC